GCCTTCCATGATGCCCTGGTTGACCATGTTCACAAGTTCCATCGTCGGCATCAGTGCGCTGTTCTTTTCGCCGAAGAAGTCATCCTTCAGCTGGTGCCGGGTGATCACCGCGCACCTCCGCAGCAGGATGCTCCGTTTCTGTCCGCCGATGAAGCAGTACTTCAGGTACGGCTCCCCGCCACGGTCCACAACCTCGCACCCGGACGGAAGCACCGGGAAGTATCCGGAAACCTCGCCCATGTCATCCAGCAGCGGAACGATGAAAAGGTTGTTCTGCACATCGTAGATATTGGAGCACCGCTCCAGGAACTGTGGCCAGGTGTACCACGGATTCGGCGCGGTTTTTGTTGCCGTGTACAGCTTCTCCCGGGCCGTTCCCTGCATCTTGTACTGCAGTTTCCCTACGTGCCGGGCCTTGGCATCCACAGCCGCCCGGACAAGTTCGCTTTCGTAGATCTGACCGCCCCAGCTGGTAAACACCGGCGAGTAAGCCGTGAACGTCTCAAAGCGCCCATCGCCCGCCGGCGCGGCCTTCGGCCTCCCGAAGATCCGGTCAATCAGTCCCATCTCTGTCACCTCTCATTACTCAGCTGAGCCGCGTATTCCTCGTAGTAGTTATGGCGCATACAGATCGCATCGCTCAGCGCTGCCATCCCGTCGATATGCGCCCGCGGATTCATCTTGATCAGTCGCCTGCGGTTCGTTCCTTCCTCGAACTTCAGCGCCGCGTCCAGCATGTGCACCTTCATCAGGTCGTTGTCATTGATGCACCGGAGCCGGCCGTCTTTGATCATGCCTTCCATGTCGATCAGGACGCCCGTCAGGTTGCTGCCCTGGCTGACGGATTCCATCTGGTAACCGTCCGCCTCCATGTCCTGCACCAGGTATGCCGCGCTGTATCTGTCGTATCCGACCTTCAGCGGCAAGATCTCGTATTGCTTCTCCAGCATCCGGAACCAGTCATGCACCGCGTGATAGTCCACGGTGTTCTCCCCGCAGACCGTCAGCAGTCCGCGCTGCCGGTAAATGTCGTATGGCAGGCCGTCCCGGGCAGTTGCCTCCTGTACCTTGTTCGCCGGCATAAAGAACATCGTGTCGAACCAGCTCACGCCGTCCTTCTCGATCACGATCACCGCGGCCGTCAGGTCCACCGCCAGGGAAAGGTCGATCCCGCCCAGCGCGTAGGAGTGCCGGAAGTCCTCCAGGGTCTTATCGTTGCCGAAGCACTTCTTCACGTCCTGAGCGGAAAGCCATGCGCAGCTGCTGTTCTGCGGGACGTTCGCCATCTTAGTGAGGAACTCCATCTTCCGGGAAAGAGATCCTTCAGCGACCGCGATTTCCTCCAGCAGGTAATCCACACCAAGGCTGACACCAAGGTTAGGATTCGCTTTTTTCAGTTCGTTGATGTCGTTCCACTTGTCGACGTCATCGATCTGGTACAAAAAAGGCGCGAGCCGGTTTTCTTTGCTCGTGCCCATAATCACCGCCGTGGACCGGCGGAAGATCTCATCAAAAATACTGTCCCGCTGATAGCCTGCCGTGCTGATGCTCAGTAACAGAGGCTGCCGGCGGGCGCCCAGTGCGCTCTTCAGTACCTCGTACTGCTTCAGCCCTGGGTCTCCTGTCCAGCTGGCGATCTCGTCGCAGACCGTCAGCAGCGGGTTCAGACCGTCACTTTTCTGATAGCTGAAGGCCAACGGCTGGGCGGAGCTGTTCGTGCTCGCCACATAGATGTCCGTACGGCGCTTCTTTGTGATGTCGCTGAGCTCCGGCTCTTTCTGGATCATCTGCTGGAAGGCATTGAAGCACAACCGGCTCTGGTCCAGTTTCGGTGCAACGAAATACACCCGGGCGCCATACTCACCGTCCATGTACATCATGTACGACGCGATCGCGGCAGCCAGCAGCGTCTTCCCGTTCTTCCGGCCGATTTCGACGAACACTTCCCGGAATTGCCGGTCGCCGTTGTCGTCCATGATCCCGAAGATCACGCTGAGCAATGCCTTCTGCCAGAGCTCCAGTTTTATCAGCTTCGGAGCGAGCGGGCCCTCATGGTGCCGGCAGAAGTTCTCAACGAACCGGATCGCCTTTGATGCCTTCTTCCGGTCCAGCGTGAAGCGCTTTTCCTGCAGGCCAGTCACAACCATCTGATACCATTCGCGGATCCAGTGCCCGACAGTCTCAGTGCCGTCCGTGATCCGCTGGTAGTAAGTCAGGATGTAGTCCTGTTCGTTCTTACTCATCCATCATCGCCGCCAGCTTGCTCTTCCTGACTTCCTTCGGCAGTTTCCCGCTCAGCTTGCCCATCAGTGCGTTGTACACCTTCGCCAGGCTGTTGTAGGCCTGCAGATCCGCGGAGGCTTTCGTCCCGCTCTGGTTAGCTCCGTTCTGATAACTGTCCGTCACGCCGTTCTCGTTGATCGCCTGCTGCAGATCCTCCAGCGTGACCTTCATGAAAGCGGCGTTTTGCAGCAGCGGGTCGCAGAATCTCAGCTCATTTTCCGGCATCGCGGAGAACAATTCCTTCATCCGCTCGTACTCTTCGGAAATCCGCTGATCTTTTGTTAATTCGCCCTTATTCGGGCCGCCCCGTGCCACAATTACACCCCCTTCAAATCTCAGGATCGGTCTTTGGAAGGATCGCCCCAGAGCTGAGCCCCCCTCTTATTTCCGAGCGACCAGGGGGGCCTATAGATCTACGTGCCCCAGCTCGTCCGCCCGCCATCTGGTTCCCCTGTGCTCCTCCAGGTGGCACTCCTTGCACAGCAGTTCAAGGTTGTCCCAGTTGAGCGCCACCGCCGGATCGTTCAGCGTGTCAGGTGTCAGCCTGATCTTGTGATGCACTTCCGCGCCGGGTACTATCAGACCTTTTGCCAGGCATCGCTCACACAGTCCGCCCTTCTCGACCTTGTACGCTCTCGCGCACTTGATCCACGCCCATGTCGTGTAGAACCTGGCAATATCAGAATCATGATGCACTCAGGACCCACCTCGCCATTTTGAGTGCGACCACCCAGACGCGGAGGAGTGAACCGCGCCGGCCCCCGAAAGAGAGAACCATGAAGAAGAGGCAGCGCCATGTCCTAACGCTGCCCCTTGTGGAGATCATCCACGATATAGAAGTATCACAGATGGTTTACCCATTCAATAGAATTTTACCCGTCAATATAAACTATTGAAGAATTCAGTCCGCAACCGGTTGATGTGTGTCTGGCTCAGCGTTTCCTTCTCTGCTATAGCTTCATCCGTCCATCCATGCAGATAGTAGTACGCTACGATGTTCTGCAGTCGAGGGTCTTCGATGCTGTCAACGATCCGCCTGGCCTCCAGCATCATCTCATACTGTACAGCCTGCTTCTCCCGGATGCTCGCCAGGATCTCTTCTTCGATGTCATTCCGCTGGATGATCGCCGCTTCCGGATCGTTCGTTCCTCTGGGCATCCCCGTCAGCTGCGGAGACCTGATCGGCTTAGGGCCACCAATGAAACCGGACCGGCTCAGCTTCTCCACTTCCATGTCCAGCCGTTCCAGTGTGATCGTGATCTCCCTGTAGTTGATCAGGATCTCCTGCTTTCTTGTCATTCGCATCGCCCCCTCTTCTCGTATCCCCGGGCCCGCCGCATGATCTTCTGTTTGATGATCGCTTTCGCTCGCTTCGATTCAGGACCCACCAAACTGCGCATCCACTCGTTCGCCTTGTCTTTCCATTCCCGCCAGGCGATATAGTCCTGACAGCTGGCATGGCATCCGATTTCCCGCCGCTCGCAGTCCTTACACGGGCAGCACCGCTCCGATCGTGACTTCCGCTCGCATGTCGGGCAGACTTGCCTCCCTTCCGGGATCACTGACCCGCACACGATACATTTCTCATCCACGCGATCACCTCCAGCGCATCCCTGCTGAGCACCGCCCGGCAATCGTCCACGATGATGCTCTCGTCGTTGTACGAGCATTCAGCGCACCGTGCAAAAGGATCATCGTCGTTGAATGCTACCGAACAGCACTCCAGGGCCCGGGTCACCTTGTCCAGATCTACCATGTAATCACCTCCGCGTAATTAGTAATTGCCGCCTCTCAAAGTTGTCTATTACCTTTCACTACCTTGCACTACCTATCATTGACAGCCATCGTATAATCAAAGCAAAAAGGAGTTGTACAACAATGGGCATCAATGGTGGTAGAAATC